ACGCCTAAGAAGTACGCTAGAATCATTATCCAAATTACTGACGACCCACTTACGAACCTCCGCAAAGTTCTTTTGTTTAAGATTTTTGATAAGATCATTTACTGCAACATCCGAGAAGGCAGCGAGAATACCAGAATCTATTTGACCACTAACAGAATATCTCTGACACTCATTTAAAACTCTTCTCCAATCTGGAAAATGTTTATTAATTAATTCGACAAGAACTTTCTGGTCAGCTTGAATCCGTTCGGTGTCCAAGATCCAGTTAAGTCTTTTGAAGAACTGTGCCGCAATTGCTTGCTTCTGTTTCCCTTTGATGCCAAACTCGACCACAGCACACCTGGAGTGTAGCGGTTCGAGGATTTTATTCTTATAATTACAGGTGAAGATGAATCTGCAATTTCCTGCAAACTCTTCAATGAAGGCTCTAAGTAAGAGTTGTACATCGTTACTGGTGTTGTCCGCCTCGTCAATGATGATAACTTTGTGTTTTGCATCGGAGTCGAGTGAGACCGTGGAGGCGAAATTCTTGGCGTTATTCCTGACCGTATCGAGAAATCTTCCTTCATCGGATCCGTTGATGATATAATAGTCTACCTTTAATTCGTTACAAAGTGCTTTTGCTACCGTCGTCTTACCAACCCCAGGAGGACCAGCAAGTAACATATTAGGTATTTCACCCTTATTTAGGAATTCCTTAAAGGTTTTCTTTATATTCTCTGGGAGAATACACTCTTCAATTGTCTTAGGTCGATACTTTTCAACCCAGATAAAGTCACTCATAATTACCCAAAGGTGGAATCAGGTTCTAATGCAATAAAATATTTTAAATCAAATCTAGTATTTGAAAACTTAGATAATAGTTTAGAAGAAACTATAACATCGTAAGCACCAGGAATAATCTTAATATTTTCAACTTTAAAATTAAACACAAACTGTTTATCAGTTTCACCTACTGTTATGGCATATTCATTTGAAGTGTCATTCTTCTTATCACGAACTACTAATTTAACTACACCATTCTCACCAACTGCTGATAGATCAGGAAGTTGATATACTGCTGCTGCTTTTAGTAATTTCTCTAATGAAGCACTTTCTAATTGGAAGTGAACATCCTCAGATGGAAGAGTAATCTCTTTCTCTGGTGGAGAAATAATTACATTAGGATCTGCATAGAAGTACTTAACCCTACGCTTACCTTCTTGAATAGTAATATAAGAATCTGGTGAGAAGTCCAAATCAGGATCTTGATGTAATCCCAATCCATTTAGGAATTGGTTTAAATCATAAATTGCAAACTGACGTGGAAATTCTTCATCAATACTTGCCTCTGCAAGAATATTCTTAGCAACAGAAATAGTGCGAAGTTGATTTCCACTTTTAACAAGAATTGAATTGTTAATACCTGCAAAATTCTTCAAGATTGTCAGAGTGTTGTCAGATAATTTCATAGTATGGTCTCTAAGTTTCATAATTAAGGCATGTTGTGATCAATGTTTCCACTAGTCATGGATGGTTTACCGTAGTGATCATCAAAGTGTAGTAATAGCATAGCATAATGTATGACTTTCATCAAGTCCTTTTTATTTCTTCCATCTTTACTTCCATATCTACTACCATATTTTAAAATATTTGATTGACAAAAATCGGGAGCAAGATCCCTAGATGCCATCAAATCTATCGTCTGAACATTACGATACTCATGTTTAGTACCTGTATAATGTCCCCTATAAGTGGCAGATACATACTCCTCAATATCTTTAAGTATTTCCTCTTCGTGATATTTAAAATAATTTGCCATAGGTTTCTCTTCTCCTTGTTTTTCAACCTCGTTATTTAGACTAAAATGATGTGCTGCTTGGTCATCATTATCTGCTAGATAATTCTGATCAAATGGTTCACCATCATCAATACCTGGATAATGATATTGATAAATGTCATTAACTTCTTCATCAGTTAATGCCTCTTTGATTGGATAAGTTTCTTCCATAGTTCCATTAAGTTCCTCGTGTGCTAGCCACCATGCCATATTCAAATAAGAAATCGTTTACTAGACTCTCTGCTTTTTCTTCCCCAAACTTACCTTTAAGATAACCTCCTACTGGATCAAGTTTAGTCATATAAGTATCAAAGTCTTTATATTCACTGGTATCCATACCAGTGGGTTTCTCACATTCTAGCATATCTGTGTACTTAGTCAAGTATTGTTTAAATGTTGATAGATAAGCATTTACTTCTTCCATCTTACAATATTGAATGATTATATTCTCAGAGAAATGATTACCCTTTTCAAAGAAACGATAATCACCTTCAAATTTAGGAAGGTCTTCAACAGAAAATAGATAATTCTCAACAGGATGCTGGAAATCAAATACTATTATAACTCTCTTTTCACTGAATGCCATTAAATCCATACCAAAACAAGGAAGGTTTGATCCAGTCTTAGGATAGAGAATATTATTGTAGATACAAGAGTTATCACTCCATATCTCTACTTCTCTTGATTTAATAAGATACTTATTACTATAAGTTTTTGCATTAAGATAGGTTCCCTTACTTTCCCAAGAAGCCCAGACACTACCTACTCCATTATGGAGTGAGATAGTATCATGTAAGACTTTCTTATAATCTTCCCAAAGATTCATTATTCTCCCTCATAAGCTTTGTCTTCTGCTTGCTGATAATCAAAATCAGCATCTACCTTATCATACAATTCGATAAAGGATTGTTTAGTCTCATCATCAAAACGATTAATACATACCCCAATTGCCTTTGCTTTATTACCAAAGATTGAATATGCACGAATGATATGAACTAATCTACGAGTACTGATAATATCCTCAATGCCACCATCATAAAATGTCTTACGGATGATGTCTGCCCAATCTACCAATCTCTTACAAAAATCAACATCATTAACACCAATTACAGAAGCAACATTTAATAGAATTTTTTGTTCTGTATTAGGAGCAGGATAATCTTGCTCAAAGGTTACTGGGAATCGTTCAAGGAAGGCTTCATTAAGCACGTTAGTTCCAATAAATCGTCCATCATCTGAACCTTTACCTTTAGTGTTTGCGGTTGCGATGATGTTGAAACCCGCCTTTGGTTCGATGAATCTTCCGATTTTTTTAAGGAAAATTCCCTTACCCTCAAGGATGCTTTGGAGGCAGAGGATTTTGTTTGAGGCAAGGTCGATTTCGTCAAGGAGCAAGATAGCTCCTCTGTTGAGAGCTTGAATAACTGGTCCGTCGTGCCAGATGGTGGCACCGTCAACAAGACGGAAGCCGCCAATGAGATCATCTTCATCAGTTTCGATAGTAATGTTTACACGAATAATTTCTCTTTTAAGTTGAGCACATGCTTGCTCTACTCCAAAAGTTTTTCCGTTACCAGAAAGACCTGTAATGAAAGTAGGGTAAAACAACTTAGAGGAAATAATCTTTTTAAGATCTGTAAAAGGACCAAACTTTACGAATGTTTCATCTTTCTCTGGTATAAGATCTGCCTCTACTACTGGTTCAACAGCAGGAGCACTAAATGATTTTTCAATATTTTCTACTGCCTTAGTAGTAACTTCAAGATTCCACTTACCCTTTCCAACCTTATATTGCTTTATTTTCTTTGTTACTGTCTGATAGGATATATCATTTAAAGCACAGAATCCACGAACATCAGCAGTAGTAAATTCAGTACCATAAGTACTTTTCAAAGAATCAAAGATTTGATCTTCGGTCATTTTAATTTCAAAGGGCATTGTGTAGCGTTTTATTTATGAACTTATTATAACAATAAAAAGGGGGTCGTATGACCCCCAGTGGACACTTTAATTATTGGATCCAATCTGGTTGTCGGGATGGGTCACGAAGATAATTAGATGCAACCCAAGGTTTGCTGCTAATGTAATTCTTGTAAGCAGTAAAAGTGTCAATGCTTGTGTCATGTTTATACTCATCTGGCATTGCCCTTGTAAAGTTGGTAGGTGGTGGGCAGTCAGGAAATAAAATATCAGCACACTCGATAGTGTATTGGCAACTATGGACTTTGTTGTATCTGTGCGTATATTCTACACACAATGCAAAACCATGTTCTATTAACCAACGGAAATTAGTCTGTGCCCAGATAGTGCAAGGATGATTGCGAAATGCACCCTTGTCGGTTTTGTATGGTTCGCCATCGACCTTAGGTAGGACACCGAAACCGTGACCCCACTTCTCTGATGCCACAATAGATAGCATTTGACAAGTTTCTAGGGGCATTTTGACAACATGTTTGTCAGGTAAGACCTGTGCAGATGCAACAGGGTCTGGATCAGTTACGAAAATGTTCATGCTACTAACTCAACAAACTCACCAAGAACTTTCTTATTCATCTTCTTACATTTGAGACTCTTAACGAAAGCACGTTTAATCTGTGCCTTTGTTGCATCTTCTTCAACTTCAAACTCATCATCATTTGAAAGTGCAGTTGATAACAGACCAAAGTAAGTATGATACCCAGAATTTTTAATGGCAAAAGACCTTTCTTTCTTCCACCTATTCATTATAATACCATATTCCTTACTCTCATATTCAGTGTAACGACGTATAAACTGTCCAGCATCCCTTTTACTAAGAATACGAATACCAATAAAATTAGTATCAGGATATGTTTGACACAAATCCTTAATAAGTAAATCACTTACATCTGCCCAGTGACCTAAACCTTCACAAGTATAAGTATATCCCGTCTTACGATTTCTTATAATACATCTTTCACTTACATAATTACTTCCCATATAACCACGATTCTCAAAATTTTTACTATATCTTAAAGGAGAACCTTCACCATCTGTAAGAATTACACACTGAACCTTTTCAAGATTATGCTGGTTTTTAAATTGCGGAATTAACTGATGAAGAGATATTAAAGTTTCATTTAATGGAGTTCCTGAAAGATTCATTCCCAAAGGACAACTATAACCAACCCAACTATCACGATTGAATCCATAACCAAGACGAAATATATCTTTCATCTGACCATCCAAATCCTTAGTTCTAACCTTACTACTGAATAGATTCATCAAAGAGAATGTATCTTCTACAAGAGCTACTCCTTCTTTCTTTTCATATGCAGGTAATCTTATCTCATTCCCATGAGGAGGATAACACTGAGTAAATGCATATACCTCAAATGGAATATTAACCTTCTTACAAAACCATAAAAGATTATATAATTGCTTAATAGTATCCAGCATCACATGTGCCATTGATCCAGACCAATCTAAAATAAAGACTAGACCATGATTTTTACCATCAGGTATTACAGTGACTTTTTTAAAGAGATCTTCATTAAACTTATAGGTATGAAGTTTTGTTGTATCCAATATCCCAGTTTTAGAAGTAGTGGCACGAGCATATGCACTAGCAGATTTCTTACACTCAAACTCTTTAACTAAGTAATTGACTTCTTTCTGTGCTGATCTTTTAAACTTAATAAACTCTTCATCAACTTTTTCAAATAGATCCTCACTAAGAGTAGTATAATTACTTGTTTTCCACCTCTCAGTTTCCTCATCCCAATGAGATCTAATACCTTCATAGATATTCTCATTTGGTATAATAATATTCTTTAAATTTAACTTTGGCAATTCAACATATATCTTTTCACGATTATCACGAGTATCCGTAAGATCTTTAAGTGCCTCTTCTAATGCATCAGCGGTTCTTATTTCTGGTTCATCATTACCAAAATCACCACCTTGATTAATTGGTTGATTAGAACTTTGATCACCACCTTCTCCTTCTCCTTGTGTAGAAGGTTGCTGGTCTAAATCAGTTTCTTCCTTCTCACCTTCTTCTATGGATTCTACATCCAAATCCAAATCACCATCTTTATTATTAATTGCAACCTGTTCTGCATTCTGTTTCTGCTCTTCTTTACAAAATTCATAAAGAACTAATGCAGCTTTTAATGTATCATCAAAAGTCTCAGCTTTATCAATTAGATTGACAACCTGTGCCTCAGAAGGTGAAAAAGATATATCAACCCACGAACCAACCTTGTTATATAAATTAACCCTATCAGCAAGATTAAACTCAGTAAGATCTTCACCATCTATCTCAAAGAAGTCTTGATTATTAAGTTCATTATATCCTTTATAGAAAGTTTTGGCAATACCTGCATATCTCCTCTTCATCAACTTCTCAATTCTCACATCCTCTACAATATTAACAAATGTCTGAGGAACCTTAACCTCTAATGACCAATCTCTATCAGGTGTATAAAGGGCATGACCAACCTCATGTGCAACCAAAGCATCATATACATTATTACTTGCTTTCTCCCATCTTGGAAGAGTTAATACACGAGTACGAACATCAAATTGTGCAGTCTCCACATTCTTATGCTCAACAACTAAGTCCTCAGTAGCAAGTAACTTTGCCAACTGTGATTTAATTTCTTGCTTAACTTGCATTTGTTTTTTCGTTTGATATACGTATTATACTAGAAAAGCGTCCCTTAGGACGCTTTGATAGACGGTTTATCAACTGTCTACGTCTTGCCTTTGCAGCACGTAGAGCCTGTGGTTTAAGTTTTCTCTTCGGTTCTTTGCCCGAATTGTGTTTCCAGTTTGGAGTGTTCATTGTTATCCCCTTTGTCTTTCATCCAGTCAGGTAACATATCATCTGGCACTTCTTGGTTGAAGTAACCATTAA